GTGTCGATGATTGTGCCAGTTGTGAGACGCGGGGGTGTGCGACAATACCTCAAGTATCTCCTGGCCTATGTATGTAATACCTGCGCGCACACGGTGTTCTGCAATGGGTCGCTCGTAGGGCCCGTGATAGCGTCGGTACTTATAGCTCCTGTCGTGCAGGAATCCCTTAAGGGGCCGCGAGGCGGGACGGCGGCTCTCTTTGGGTTGGTCGAAGGATTGGGAAACCTTTATTCGATGTCGCTCAGGTTTGTGGCACAGGGCGACTTCACTCCACAGAGCATTATGTTTATGGCCATGACGATGTATGTGTGGCCTAGGTTTAAGTCCTGGGCCCATGCCAAGTGTTCTTTGGGGCGCAGTTGGTGCGCCCGAGTCTCTAGGCACGCCATCTGGAATTTTCTGGCGGAAGGTAGTGGACCGGCTTGCTTGGCCAAGTTGGCTAAGAATTGTAACTTCCTCGGTCTGATTGAGTTGGGCTTGCGCATGTCCGACCTTGAGGAAAAGAAGCCGGAGCCTAAGTTGGAGAGTAGTGGGCTCGCGAGTCGGAGTGAGATCATGGACTCCGGCACGCTTGAGCCCTACGACTTGGATCGGGATCTAATACGTGAAGTACTGGAGTGGGCAGCCAAGACTCAATTCCTTGTCTCGGTATGCACATTCCTTGCCTCTCTCACTCTGGGTCTTGTCCACTGGGCCACAGTCAGAAGGGTCAAGATGGTAAGAATTGTGCCGAGGAGAGTGGGGAATTTGGTTCCCGCCTTGCTCCAACCCACCTTCTCTTCGAGGTTGGGTAGGGGCGCTTTTCCACTCATAGGCGTTGAGTTTGTACTCCGCCGGATCTTGGCTAAAATTCTAGCTTTGCCACATTACTTGGCGACTTTGCCCTACGCTCGGGCTGTCAACAATGTTGGCGAGGTTAGTGCTTTTTCCACCGTGAGGATTCATTGGCGTCGGAGATCTTTTCGACCAGCCGCTAGGCAAGTTAGGCTGGTCTATGACGGCCTTTACGGTGAAGACGTGGACTGGGATAGGGTGCGTGTTCGTCAGCACCTTGTGGCGGGTGAAACTCTGATCCACGATAGAGACTGGGTGTTCTTGCCGAACGGGTGGGACTGGGACAGGAATAATTGGGTAAGAGAGCTAGTGATGCGCTTTGTGGTTGCTGAGGCAAATAATTTTACCGTTGTGCGCGAGTGCCCAGCGGGATATCTTGTCCGCGACCATAGAGTTGGAAAGGATATAGCTCTCAATGCCCGAGCGGCCGGAGGGGCCATGCATGGACCGAGTGACGATGTCATGTTCCAGAGCAATGGTGAGGGGTTGGCCAGGATGGTCGAGGGTGCCGACCTTTGGGAAGTGAGGACTACTAGGGGGTTCAACAGTTTGAATGCTACAGTGACGAGGGTCGCTAATGCAGACAATTACCCACCCACAATTCCCGAGGGTTGTGAGGCTCGGTATTTCGACTTTTATGGCAGGGGAAGCTGGCTGGCACACCAGTTGGCCAAACCCTGCTTGTACTGGCTGAGGGACATGGGATACATTCGACTCGGAAAAGTAGAAGTCACGCCTGGCAAGTGCCATGGCGTGCCACTGCAACTGATAACCTACGATGGAGCGGCACCCACACCACCCATAAGTGTTCAATCCGAGGTGTTGGGGAAGGCTAGGGCAGTCTTCAAAGGAGGCCGTGATATATCAGAGGCAGGAGATGCCACCATAAACGCCTACGCTAATCAAGTGGTGAATAAGTACCAATCCAATATGGCTCCAGGGCCGGCCAAAGTCCTCATGGGTGACTATGCCGCCACAGTTGGCAGAACTAGTGCTACGACTGCTGGGTTGACAGCGGTTTATGAAGCCAACACTAGTGGTGAGAGTTATCGGAGGGAGTTGGCCGCCTTGGGCGGCACTATCACCAAATGAATAGGGCGTGGGATGCCCCTGGCATCGGAGTTGGCCGACGAGTGTTGTAGAAAGAATTTGATAACTCAAAGAGACATACTTCGGCTGATAGCCATGGGGCATAAGGTGCGGGGTGTACCGAGGGGTACTAAACTGCCCATGCCTTTTGAGAACCCTGCAATGGAAACCAAAGTTGTGGTGGTGGACCTTAGAAATGCGAGAGTGGCCCAGAGGAGGCTGATTTGTCCAAGGTGCGGCGAGAACTCTACTAGGTTCGTGGGCCATGCCAATTGTATTTTGTGCGTGAAGAAGGCCCGCGGACAAGTAGGTTTGGCAAGAGGCCATCGAGCAAAGGTGGTGCTCAGTAAGAAAAATGACGGGTGGAAGGGCGTGACTCATGTGGGCCCTTTTGACCCAGAGAATTATCCAGTAACTGCTGCTTCAACCTTGAAGAGTGAGACGGCGGCGTTCGTTTTTAGACAAGCCTGTCCAGGTGTTGAGCCGGTTCGGCTGGGCCAATTTCGTCAGTGGGCCACAGCCAATGACGTGGTTTTGTACCCAGATGTCGCTGATTGGTGGCCAATGTCCCGGTTGGCGACATCCATGAATGGGTTAAGACTTCTTCCTCGAGCTCGGCGAACAAGGCAAAGATATTGGAGGCACATAAGACGTATTGTGAGAATGGGGATGCCTTGATCACCGCCAGCCAACTCAAGGAAATGAGTGGTATGAAATGCATGGTCAAACGGGACAAGTATATGAAAACCAGTGACACCGGAATTGAGGAAGACTATGTCCCGAGGTTCATAAGTGGAATGGATGCCGTCTTGACTGCTTGCACAGCACCAATGATCCAACATTATCAGAAGGTGATGCACAATATGTGGAAAGGACCAATTTATTTTGTGGCAGGCAGCACTATTGAAGAGGTGTCTAAGCAGATTAGTGAGGTGCCAGAACATTTCCTCGTTGGTGAGGGAGATTATTCTGCTTTTGACGGATCGCAAGTGCCAATGTGGTCCGTTAGGAAGTTGCAGAGACTGAGGAGGGCGAGGTTGGACGTATTATACCCCCAAGGCTTTGAGGCAGTTCGATATCAAAGCATGCAGACGAAGGGCAAGACTCCCCATGGGTTGGTTGTAGAACTCCGTGGGACTATGAAGTCCGGAGCGAGTGACACTTGTTTGTCCAATTCCCAGCTCAACGTTGAAGCGTACTTGTTTGCGCTCTGCATTATTAACAATTGCACCCTAGAGTGGTTACTGCCTCGCATCAGGGTGTTTGTTATGGGGGACGACAATCTTCTTTACAGAGACCCGGCAGTTCAGGTGTCAAGGCCGGGTATCGATTTGAAGTCTGTTATGCGAGACCTCGGCCTCGAGCTGAAGTACAAAGACGTGGAGAGAGGCAAAGAATTTTTCCTGAATATGAGGATGATGCCTTCCTCCAGAGGTCCCATGCTGGGGTGTTTGCCTGGCAGGGTCATCACTAGGCTATGTAGTACAGTTCAGAACGTGCCCTACAAGCATAGGAAAGGGTTCGTATATGAGATAGCCTATTGCATGATGGCCACTACCGGACATGTGCCTGTTATACGTGAATTCCTCCAAAGACTCATTGACTTGACAGGGAGGAGTGAGAACAAGGTTTCGGGCGTGAACCCGAAGACAGGCAAGCCCTATGTCGCAGGTGAGAACAGAAATTATCATCGACTGCGGCTTTCGCCTAGTGGAGAGCCACTCAATTTATCTGCTGCGGCGAGAGCGCATTTGGAGTGGCAGCATAAGTTGCATCCGTCGGGACGTGCTGATCCAACTACTGAGAGCTTGGGAGTTCTAGCGGGCTTCTATGGTATGGAGCCTGAAAGACTCTCCAAGCTGCAAAAGTATCTCTCAAGCGTTGAAATTGATGAGTTGCTGGTTGACGACACGCTTAGGGAGATGGCCAG